AAAAGAATAACTTTTGGCGATAAAAAAATGGGTATGCACAAAGGTACTGCTTCTAGAAAGAAAAGTTATTGTGCCAGAAGCGGTGGAATAAAAAGTGATAGGTGTAGTGCAAATTATTGGGCTCGTAAAGACTGGGATTGTTAAATGGCTAAAGCAAAAAGTGGCGGTAAAATTTGTCCTAAAGGAGTATCTTGGGCAAAAAAAAGATTTAAGTGGCCAAGCGCATACGCAAGCATGGCAGCATCTAAGTATTGTAAGGATCCAAACTATGGAAAGAAATCTAAAACAAAGAAAATGAAAAATGGTGGCCTTGTTAAAATTAAAGGACAAGGCATTGTAATGAAAGAGAGACTTAGGTAATGGGACAACTAAAACAATGGCGTACCCAAGACTGGGTTCGTATTGGAACTGATGGATCTATTTTAGGATCATGTGGTACTAGCAAAAATAAGAATAATCCAGATAGGTGCTTACCTAGGGCAAAAGCAGAAAGTTTAACAAAAAGTGAACGCGCAGCAACAGCCTCTGTTAAAAAGAAAGAAGGTGCAAAAGGCAAACAGTTTGTACCTAATACTAAAAAAGCTAAAGTTAAATTAAAGAACGGTGGAGAGGTAAGAAGAATTGCAAGAGGTTGTGGTAAGGTAATGTCAAACAGAAGAAAGAAAACTAAATATTCTTAGGAGTAAAAATGTATAAGAAAACAAAAGGCTACAGTAGTGGCGGTAAAATGAAATCCAAAGGCATGAAAGTTGGTGGGATGATGAAATCCAAAGGCATGAAAAAGGGTGGAGCTGCTATGAAGTCTAAAGGCATGAAAGTCGGTGGAATGATGAAGTCTAAAGGAATGAAAAAAGGCGGAATGATGAAGTCTAAAGGCATGAGGATGGGTGGAATGATGAAGTCTAAGGGGTACAAGAAAGGCGGAAAAGTAAGTTAAGGTGGCTTATTTGCAAAGTAATATCCCACATTTTAAATGCTGGGTTAGGAGAGAGTACACGCATAACCACGAAAAATACCACGGTGAGTTCTTACACGCTATGGTAGTAGCTGTAACCACAATGCCTTGTAGGTGTTTAAGTTTCCAGGTTATCTTTACAGGCATAGAAGCTGAAGGTGAAGAAGAGGATAATGCTCATGGCGGAGCTATGTGGGCTAGAATGCCTATAACTGCTTTAGTAGCAGACACACCTTTTTCTGAATGGCCAGAACCTATGGCAGTACACGATGCACAGCCTTGGGATTGTTCATCACATCATCATGCAGTTTACGTTATAGACAGAGCCACTCCTTGTCCTTGGATGGCAAAGATAGATGGTAATTTCTATCCGGCTAAATACATGTTTACAGTAGATTACTCAGAGAATGAAATAGCCGATGATCCAGCTCAACACAAACAAAGTCATGTATTAGAATTGTTAGATGCTGGTCCCTGGACAGGTAACATTGTTGCTTTACCAAACAACAGAGTTAGGGTTACACACCCGGCTTGGTTTGAAACAGGAACAGGAGCACCAGACTTTAAACCATCTGCCCATATACACTATTCTAAATCTGATTTAGACTATACATTGGATGTAAACAAAATTTTTGATAATCTATATGCGGAGGATGAATAATGACGGAATTATCAATTGCACAAAAAAGAAAACTCGTTAAAGAGTTAAAAGGAGCTTCAAAGCTTCATCTAAAACAAGCAATACAAATAGAAAAATCTCTTAAGAAAACCAAAAGTAAAAAATAATGGCAACGTCAAGCAGCACAGATTTTGAACCTAATGTAGCTGAGTTTGTAGAAGAAGCATTTGAAAGATGTGGATTAGAACTTAGAACCGGTTATGATTTAAAAACAGCAAAAAGATCTATAAACCTTATGTTAGCAGAATGGGCTAATAGAGGTTTAAACCAATGGACTGTAGATCAAGCAACTCAAACTGTTACTGAAGGACAAACAGATTACACATTAAATTCTAATGTTATTGATATACTAGATTGTTCTATAAGAAGAAACACCAACAGCAGTGACTTAGATTTACAAATGTCTAGAATTAGTAGAAGTGAGTATTTAAACATACCAACTAAATCAACTAAATCTAGGCCGTCTCAGTTTTTCTTTAATAAATTAATTACACCTGTTTTAAAAATATGGCCAGCTCCAGAGAACAGCACAGACATATTGGTCTTTAACAAACTTGTAAGAATGGACGATGCTGATAAAGGAACTAATACAATGGATATGCCTTTTAGGTTTTACCCTTGTTTTGCAGCAGGACTTGCATATTACATATCAATTAAAAAAGCTCCAGAAAGAGTGGTAATGTTAAAACAAATGTATGAAGAAGAATTTGAAAGAGCCTTAAGTCAAGATGAAGATAGATCTTCTTTTAGAATTGCTCCATATAGAACAGGTCTGTAATTATGGCGTATGCACTTGGTAAACACGCAAAAGCAATTTGTGATAGGTGCGGTTTTGAATATAAACTTTCTACATTAAGAGAAGAATGGAATGGTTTAAAAACATGCAGAACATGTTTTGAACCTAAACACCCTCAGCTAGAACCTTTACCTCATGTAATGGACCCGGAGGCTTTGTACAAACCTAGACCAAGCCAAGACGTTGGAGTTGGTCAGGGTTTTGTTGTTGTAATTTACAGTAACATTGAAAAAGGTAATTCTATGGACCCAAATATTATTGGTTCAATTTTTAAAGTAGATGGAATGACAGGTTCAGTTGGAGGAGTTACAATTACATTATGACTTTATCTGAATTAAAAACACTTATACAAAATTATGTAGAAAACGAAGAAACAACTTTTGTTAATACGTTGAATGACATGATTATTAATACTGAAGAAAGAATTTCTGAGTTGATTGAATTTGATTATTTTAGAAAAAACGTAACAGGTAATTTAACCACTGGAAATACTTATCTTACAGCTCCTTCAGATTTTAAACTTAGTTTTTCTTTAGCTATCATAGATAGTAATAACGATTACCACTACTTAGATAAGAAACACACTAGCTTTATGCGTGAATATTCTAATGACGCAGTAGATACCTCAGAAAGAGGAAGACCTTTGTATTATGCAGATTTTGATAAAGATCTTTCTACTGCAAGCAATAACGGATCTACTCTAATAGTTTCACCGGTTCCAGATCAAGATTACAACGTTGAAATACATTATTTATATAAACCGATTAGTTTAACTTCACAAACAACAGGAACTTGGATTTCTCAAAATGCTCGTAACGCACTACTTTATGGATCGTTAATAGAAGCTTATACCTTTATGAAAGGTGAACCTGAAATACAAGTATTGTATGAAACAAGATTTGGTCAAGAAATTCAAAGATTAAAAAATATGGCTGAAGCCAGAGGAAGAAAAGACGAATACAGATACGATTCACTTAGAACTAACGTTACATAGAAGGAGAGAGATATGGAGAAAATTGAAAGCCTAGAAGGCAAAAGCGTTGCTATTGTAGGACTTGGTAAAAGTTGGCACGATTACAATTTAGCTAAATCACACGGAGTACACTTTGATGAAGTGTGGGCTATTAACGGAGTTGGATCTGTTATATATCATGACAGAACATTTATGATGGACCCTCCGGGTAGATTCTTAGATACAGATGACGCTGGTGGCCAAACAGATGGCGTAACACAAATATTGTTAAATGGTGAAAATCCTATTTATACATGCATGTTAGATGATAGGTGTAAAAACTTAATTGAATATCCAATCAACGAAATATTAGAAGAATTTAATTGTTGTTATATAAACAATACAGTGGCTTATGCAATAGCCTTTGCTTTGTGGAACAAAGTATCAACATTAAAAATGTTTGGAATAGACTTTAGTTATAAAGGTAATTTGCATTTTGCAGAATCTGGTAGAGCATGCTGTGAGTTTTGGCTATCTAAAGCCATGCACCTGGGCGTTAAGGTTGAAGTTGCAAAAACAAGTGCATTACTTGATACAGACGTAATTGCAGAAGAAAGACTATACGGATACCATAGACTTGAAGA